ACTTATGGAGTTATCTGTGCCATTTACTGTACCTACTACAGCTTTTCCGTGATCACTAGTACCTCTAAATGCAACGACAACCTTATTAGAGTTGCTATCAAAAGTAGCAGATTGGTATGCTGTATTTGCATCTCCGTATTCAACAGGAGTTCCATTTGCTTGGGACAGTGACACATCCTTTACCACGCCCCTAGACATTCCGATATAGTTCTCTGAGGTGATGTTTGACGAACCTATTGAGCTAACTATCGCTGTTCCGTAGTCACTATTCCCTGCATCTCTATAAGCAATTACAACTTGATTTGTATCAGGATCATAAACAGCATCTATTGTATCATCTATTGCCGCTGCTTCAAATGTAGTTGCACTAGAAAATGTAATTGAACTCCCACTAACTGTAGCAGTTTTAAGCGTTCCGTAATTTGTAGTAACCGCCTTGTAAGGAAATACTATTTTATTTGTGCTAGGATCAAAAGTTATCCTATCTAATACATCTGCTCCAGTTGCAGCAGCAACTTTTGTTGTAAAAGAAATAGAAGTACCAGAAACAGTTCCTATAACAGCCTGTGGTATATTACTTGTGCCACTTTCTGTATATATTACAACAACTTTATTTTCGTTTGTGTCAAAGGCTGACGCAACCCTACCTGCACTTCCAGACGTACTTAAAGCAACCTCAGAACCAAAACTTATACTTGTACCGCTTACTGTACCTACCACTGATGTAAGAATATCAGAATTACCTGCATCAATATAATTAATAACCACTTTGTTATTACTGCTATCAAAAACCATGTCTGGGTTTACTGTCACACCAGAATTAAACGTTGCCTCTGAACCAAAAGAAATAGACGTACCAGAAACAGTACCGACAACTGCTCCCCCAGTATTTCCTGAACGATATGCTAAAACAATTTTGTTACTGTTTGAGTCAAAGGCTGAAGTCATGTAAGTACCACCAACATCACTAGCAACGGTTTCAGAGCCAAAACTAATAGCTGTGCCAGATACAGTTCCTACGATCGCTGTCGGTCTTTCATTATTTCCAACGTCAATATATGAGATAACCATTTTTCCATTTGATGAATCAAACGCACAATCATTATAAGTAGAGCTTCCACTATTATATACTACAGGTGTACCAAAACTTATACTTGTTCCGCTTACAGTTCCTACCACAGCCGTACCATAAAAAGAGTTGCCGTTATCTCTATAAGCTATAACAACTTTATTATTAGTTGTATCATAATCTGAGCCTATATTATTTGTTGAAGCACTTTCAAAAACGGATGCACTACCAAAAGAAGTAGTTGTTTGCTCTACAACACTCACAGTCCCATCAGCGTTTACAACAACAGCTTTACCATCAGTCAAAGCGCCAGAAGCTACTGCCCTGACCTGACCATCCTTCGCAATATTACCAAAAGATTTCATCAAACTACTTTCTATTAAGCGTCATCAATCTCTTCATAAGAACAAACAGCAGATAAATCCCCTGCTGCACTTGCTTGTATCTTGAGTATGTCACCTTCTACTAGGTACAGCCCAGTGTTTTTATCTATGGGTACAAGCGAACTATCAGCAGCTACTGAAATAGTTTTAGCTATGTAGTAATCTGCACCAGAACGTGTAATCCAAACAGAGATGTCTGCCGAATTAGTACCATCGATATTGGCTATAACTAAAGAATTTACTTTTAATAATTTGTTTGATGCAGCCGTTAATAAACTAACCGCACTTGCAGCCACGTCCGCATCCATGGCTGTATTGCCATAAATACTCGAGACCGATACAACATTTGGATTTGCCATTTAAAACTCCTTTACTACCCAAACACCATTGCCATAGCAATTGCCTTACCAGTTGATATACCAGCAGAACCAAAAGATATAGCTCCGCTTCCGTTAGTCACCAACGCTTGCCCGTTAGAACCGTCTGATGTAGGGTAAGTAACTCCACCAATCGTGACTGTACCTGTAAAAGTAGGGCTTGCAAGAGGAGCCGCAGCTAAGTTTCCTCTAGCTGTTGCCGCACTACCTACATCGGATAAGTTATTAGACGCTACTAAAAAAGTGGTAAGATCAAAAGTTGCGGATATGTTAACCACCGCTGCGCCTGATCCCGCACCATCGCAATATATAATAGCACTTTCACCATTAGGTATTGTGACATTTGCACCGGAACCTTGTGAAAAAACTGCACTTTGTCCTGAATTATTTTTAACAAAGAATAGTTTAGTCTGATCGTTTGGCGCTACAGTAATTGTATTTGTGCCCGAAGGAGACCCTGCTAATAATAAAACTCTATACTGACCATCAGAAAGAGATCCATCTGTTGTAGTAAGTGTGTGCGTCGTTCCCGAAAGAGTTATAGAACCAACACCATTCGTCAAACGATCTATTATTTGTAAATTTGTATTTGTGGTATTGCCCCATGTGCCAGACTGTTCGCCATTGGCAATCAGTTCAATACCTGTATTTGTTGTATATGTACTAGCCATGAAACACTATTCTCCGTTAAGGTCTAATTTCAGCATACTCTTTTGTTTTGTTTGGTGCAATATTTGTCCATGTCGTTGTTGGATTTGGAACTATTCTTCCCCAAACAGTTACTCCTCTCGGTCCAATTAGTCCAGATGCAGATACCCCTGTTACAGGAACATCAATACCCGTACCTGCAAACACACTAACAGAACCAACACCCGTTGTCACCTCTAAGCCTGTAACAGGCACTCTTTTTACAAGGGAGACACTAACAGAACCAACACTCGCTGTCATCCCCGCATCTGTAGCTACAGGCTGACTCCATGTTCCGTCACCCCAAGTTGCTCTGCCCCAACCAGAAGCATCCGCTGATGTTAAGAACACAGTAACGTTTTGTGGTAGTCCGTTTACAATACCTGTTGCTTGTAATCCTGTGACCGGAACACTCGCTATCCCTGTAGCAGTGACTCCGTTTAATCCACTTGTTGCTGCAAGTCCTGTAACAGCGGCATCAACTCCACCCGTAGCAGTAACAGAGTCAACAGAAGAAGAAACACCTACACCTGTGACATTTATGCCAACGCCTGTACCAACGCTTACAGTTACAGAACCAACACTTGCCGTTGAACCCAACCCTGTAGTTGGAATGTTTGGAGCATCACCAATAATTGTCGGAGTGCCTACTCCAGTCGTTCCTTGAACTCCCGTTGCAAGAGCAATCATTGCCCCGTTGACTGAGACAACACCCACACCGCCAGTGGCAGAAACCCCAACAGGTTGTGTTGGTAAACCGCCAACTGAAGCAGTTGCAGAAATACCCGTTGGAGAAACAACACTTGTTCCCGTAGTTGTTACAGAACCAACAGCACTTGTAGCTGCTAGACCAGTGACAGCAATCTCTCCAGGGATGGAGGCAACAACAGAACCAACAGCACTTGTAGCTGCTAAACCAGTAACACTAATAGAAGAATTTGCTTGTGCGGTTACAGAACCAACAGATGCAGTTGCTTGCAATCCAGTGTTTGGAACCGTTGCGGCACCAGCAATGGAAACAGGAGAAACGCCTGTTGTAACACCTACACCAGTGACAGCAATATTCGGAGCATTGCCAACAACTGTGACAGTGCCTACTTGACCAGATGCAGAGGGAAGAGTAGTGGCAGGATTACTCCAAGTACCACTACTCCAACTATCTCGGCCCCAACCCGTGAATATTACATTGGCATCTGCCATGGCCTGTCACTCCTAGTAAGAGTTTAGGCGATACGGATAATAGCGTTACTCGCGTCAGCCGTTGGGAAAACAACTTGAAAATCACCAGAAGTAGATGTTTTGTCTGCGCCAAAATCTAGAACAATAACTGTGTCCGTTGTGTTAGATCCACCACCTGTTTGTGTATTATAGATCAAAGCACCTCGAGCAGTTATAGTTGCAGATGTATATGTTTTATCTGCAAAATCTGTAAATGCTGTAGTACTAGAACTTGTTGGTGTCACATTAGTAAGTGCTCCACCCCCCGCTGCATACGAGCCGGAGTTGCTAACTTCGTTAGATGAAGTGTAAGCTGTAGTAGCCGCATTAAATGAAGCACTGTTAGTATATAGAGCAAGTTTGAATTGATCCTGCCCGTTTGTAAAATCGTGCTTACCTTCAAGGAGTTCTACCTTGAAAGATGTACACATAAAGTTTCCTGAAAAGGCCATGTCAAAGTCTCCTTATAAGTTCAGCCAGTTGGGGATGACCCGCATCTTTTATTGCGTTATACACGGTTGTGCGGTCACTGCGAATAGCTTGTCTCATATAGTATTCCACAAGCTTTTCAAGGTGCTTAGAAAAAGCACGAGCTTGGTCTCTTATACCTGGATGGGCATCATCAGAGACCGATATGATCTTTTGGACACACTGTTCCGCAAGTTCATCTGGTGTAAAACCACGATTGTTAGTAGTCTTTACGCCTACAACTTGTTCATTCTGTGGTACACTTACATCTATTTTAAACATTATCTTTTTACCCTTATAACTTTACCAGTTCGATATTCATCGGTGGTTTCTTTTGCCTCGCCCAAAAGTTTTAACCCTGCCAAAGATTCTTGAAATCTTTTATCATATGAAGTTAACATATCTGGATCACCTTTCATATACAGATATGCTTCAACTAAAGAACCGTATAACATTGATAGTTCTGCATTTTCACTCAGCCACGTTGTGCTGTTGTCATTTAATGTAGAGTCCGTAATACTCAAAGGTCTGTAAAAATAATGTAACTCAGCAGTATATTCGGCATTAGGAGTTGGACCCAACAGAAAATAGTCTATGTCGAATTGAGCATAGTATTTTGGAAGACCCGTTGTTGTAGCATCTGGAGTATACGTTTGAATAAAACTTGGATCTTTAAATTCTATAAAAGATTTATCTCCGTCTGATCCAGCCAAGCTTAAAGAAAACGGAGCAAGAAAATCAGAGGGTACAGCTAAATATTGAAACCCTGTATCAGTTGTTGCAGTAACATTTTTACGGAACAAACTTAACTGAACACTTTTTAAAATACGTTCTTCTGCTGTGCGAATAAAAACAGGAAGATTAGTTACGAAAGAAGTTTCGTCATTCTCCGTATAGTCTTGCAAAGCTTGTTTTAATTGTCCGTATGTAAAGCTCATATTGTTATGCAGGCGTATTAGCCTGACCTCCCATGTTGCTATGGTTTGTACAATAGTAATACAAGGTTGGTGCAGAATTTGCGACAGTTATTTGTGTAAAGGCTCCGGCATTGCCCGGAGTGCCCTCAGTTACAACACCCGTTGTATACTCAGATCCACCTCCATGTGTTCCGTTGGACGTAGTTGAAAATCTCAGTGGATGACCAGAGTTGGTATTATGTGATTGATCAAACCTGTATGTCCGTCCCTCTGTAAGGGTGACCGTTGCTTGAAGAACTCCGTCTATATAGTATCTGTTTCCAGAACCTGGATTAGATACAGTTACGGCAAATGTTTCTGAAAGAACGTATACAATACTTCCAACTGTCCCTGTCCCTGCAATGCCAGTTAAATTAACAGTTACATCATTAGCAGGGGTTGTTACCGTAACCGAACCAACCGCCGCTGTTCCAACAACGCCAGTAACACTGGTGCTTTCGTTACCTGTATCAGATAGACCTATGGTTACAGAACCAACGCCTCCTTCAGCAACAAGATTATTGCGAGGAGTTATACCTGGGATATCTCTGAATCCCACAGGATTATAGCCTGTTTGAACCGCTCTCTCAGAAGCTAAGTTCTGTTCTGGTCTAGGGTTTCTTAAAGCTTGGGGGTCTGGAAAAGCTTTTGGGGGAAATAACTGTGGATGCTTTGGTTCAAACTCATCTGGACCCACTAACGAACCAGTCCATTCAAGACGCATTTCTTTTAAACGATAACGCCGCCCTGATCGATCTGATATACCATATGCGTTTTTTCCAGAAGCGTATGACATTAAACCCTCAAGTATTGAATACTAGGCTGTAACTTTAAAGGAGTACGCCCTTCATCTTCGTCTGCGGCTCGTTGAAACTCTTCCTCATAAACCACCTTTAAAAGCTGCGCACGTTCAGGAGCACGTTTCATTGAAAGGTAATACGCTAACCCCGCCACCATACAAGGATAAAAACGAAAAGGCATATCAGTAGTATTAACAAGAGCATCGGCATCTTCGATCCTACGAACATAATAGTAAATTAATTGATCAGTAGAGTTTTCTGGAACAGACCAAAGATTTATTACAGGGTCTATTTGCCTATCAAAATAAAACTGACTAGGACGACCTTGTGTGGTTTTATTTGGTATCGTTAGATATTCACCACGACTTATCCTTTGTATTGTAAAGTCAGTGTTATCTCTACGGAGAACAATTTCCAAAACATCAACGACATCTGAAGTCAAAGTTTGTTGGGCTTGCCCTGCTGTCAAAGTAATTGTGCCTTGAGTTACAGTCCAGAGATTCAAACCTCTGTTAGCCCAGTCTGCAAACATCAAGTTCAAAGACCTACGTGCCGTTCTAGCATCATAGCCCGTTCGGACCTCTAATCCGCATCTTTCGTATGCTTCCTCAATTATCTCTCCGACATCGAGGTTAAAGTCTCTTGATCCTGATGTTGTCATTGTATCAACTCATATGTGGGTTCTGATTTGTTTTGATCATTGCAACACCACCGTTTTTAAATCCTGCGATTTTGCCACCGTTTTTTTTCGTAATCTTGTTTGGATCTTTACCCATTTTTTTAACTACGCTGGGAGCTTCTTTCGCTAAAGCTGCCAACCCTGGCTCTTTTCCTTTGCTAATCGGCTGCATCATCATCCTCCTGATTATAAAGATTATCGAAAACTCTATTCACATCCAGTGTATAGTCTAAATCACTTTTTGAATAGTGTATATGTTGTGAGGGTCTGAAGTCTGGTGCACCCTCACCCACTGCAAACCAAGCAGGGTGTGTAACCCTTACTCGATTGTTTGGTAACGCTACTATGTTCCCTGTCCACTCTCCGGCATCTAACAACTGCATCACATGACTTTGCTTATGTTGTGCAGGATCATCTGCGATCTCACTGTTGGTATAGTCTACAGTAAACAAATACTTGGCAGGAAACATCTCACCGTTTATTTTGGCTAACCATGGGCATGGTGTAGCTCTGTCTAAGACGTACACGGAATGGTCATGAGAAGCACAATCCCAAGGTTGCACATCATGTGTCGCCATTGGTTCAGGCCACTCATCTAAAGGAATGTCAGCAACCAATGCTGATATAGGCATTCTTGCCCACATTGCACCACCGTGAACGGTATCCTCTTCTTCACCCTCTGCCTCGCAACCAGTAAAGATTACTTGGAAACTAAGAGATCTGTTAGGAATAGTTGTTACAGCAACAACCATAGCATGAAGAAACTCACCATGATACTGGTCATGATTATGTGTGTATTCACGACGAACCCATGCCTTAAAATAAGGAATATTACTTTGTAGATATGGCATTATAGTTAGAAGATCCTCACAGGCTTCATACCACCAACTCTACCACCTTTTTGCATTCCCTTGGGTTTGGCTTTACCACCATTTCTCATGCCTTTGACTTTAGTCTTGCCACCATTTCTCATGCCTTTGACATTAGTCTTGCCACCGTTCTTCATTCCCTTGGGGGTAGTCTTGCCACCGTTTCTGTAGCCTTTTTTCTTTTTAGCCATTTAAATCTCCTTTCAAAAGATTCTTACTACACCACCAGTTGCTTTCTTTTGTTTCCAACTGATACGTTTCGATGATTTCTTTTTCTTTGCAGCGGATGTACATTGCGCCATGGTAGGACGGCAAGCAGGATATCCTTTTCGTTTCTCACCTTTTTGACGGCCACAAGGCTTGCCAGTTTTACAGTCTACCCATCCCTTACCGTCGTTTTGACCAAACCACTCTCGTAAAGAGTTTTTTTTCGCCATCAGAATGTCCTTGTTCGTTTACGACGAGATTCTTCAACTTGACCACATCCGGCAGCTATAACTCCACCAGGGGCGTACTGTTGTACTGCGGTGCGTTTTGGATTGTCCACTGAGGATATAACCCCACCTTCAGCTTTCTTAGCAGAGTTTCCCCAGTTTTTGGCTCCAACTTTTCTACACTTAGAAAGTGCCCCTGAAGCGTATGCGCTTGGCCATACTTTGTATCGGCTTTTTACTTTGTGGTAACACGCATCTTTTTTTGATTTTTTCTTTGCCATTAGTCATCCCCTTTGATGGAGGCTTGGATACTTGCTGTTGCATCTGCGCCCTCGAGATTGCCATATGTCCTCTCCATCTCTGTCTTTATATAATCAATTTGTAAGGCCATAACCTCTGTTCTTTTATCAACGGCTATCAAAGTCTTCGTGGCCCAATCAGCCCAACTATACCCGACACCGCCAACACCAAGGACGAAAGCTGTTACAAGAGTTATCGTGACTTGTTTATTCACTCTGCTCACCACATCTTACAAGACCAGTACTTGGCCTTTAGTTTATCTAATGTTCCCTTATCACACCCATGACGAGCACGAAAAGACTTACGACGTTTTGGGTTTGATTTCTTGATAGTCATATTGGCGTCCCCGAATCTGACTATCTTTTCTTTACCCTTGTCACACGCCTTAACAACAAACTTCTTGCCGCCAGAAACCTGACGTTTTGGCTTGTTGCACTTCATTCTATCTTTATCGATCTTAGCCATCTTACCCTCAGAAAAAACGGCGGCTCTTACACCGCCGTTGCTTTAACCAAAGAATCCAGTAATTGAGTCAATGTTGGTAAGCGTCACATGACACTCAGCACTAAAGATCATACCATGATCTGGAATGGTAATCTGGTTATCATCACTTTGATGAAAGACCATAGATAACTGTGTTGCTCCACCACTACCGTTTTTGAACACAACCGCAGGAGAACCGCTACCCGCAGTTTTTACATAGAATGATTTTAGTCTAGTTCTACCGCCTTGTAATGTGCCAGTAGACGTAACTGTCTTTGCAGAAATAGAAGCAGCCATTTAACATCTCCTATTAAGGTTGAACAGTAGTGTTAAAAGCCTGAGCATACATTACTGTTATAACAACTGATCCCGCATTCGTACCTGCGCTTGAGGTAGCTGTTAATTTTAAATCGGCTGTACCAGTGTTCTTCCATGTAAGTGTACCACCACCAGAAGCACCTAAAGCTTTGATACCTACAGTGGTTCCAGAAGCAACAGCATTAACAAGAGTTGCTGCACCGCCTACAGTATCACCAACACTAATATTTGTTGTGGTGTTAGCAGCTACTTCTAAATCAATAATTATGTCTACAATTTTTGAGTTAGCGGGAATCACTACATTTGTGGCTTCTGCTGCAACAGCACCACCTGAAATATCCATTACATGTTGTTGAGTCATTACAACGTAGCCGACGTTTGCTATGTCTGTTCCAACGACAGTACCCGTTGTATTTCTAATATTACCTGCCCGAATCGGACCTGAAAAAGTTGTCGTACCCATGTTGATCTCCTGTCTAGGGTTAGTCAGCCACACCATGTGACTGTCAGGGATACAAACAGAGTAACTTATCTTTAAACAAAAAGAAAGGGGCAACCGAAGCTGCCCCAATCAAAATGGAGGTAATACCTCCCTATATCACAGTTTAGGCTCCAGGTGAACCAAAGATACAACGTGGGTCTGAGAACCCAAAGCTGTAACGTTCACGAGCTTTAAACCTCATGTTTCCTGTGTCGAAGTCTGCTTCCATGTTTGTGGATAGCGGAGTACGCTCAAAGTGGATCATTCCACGAGGAGCATCAGTCATGATAAAGAACGCATCAGGATCTGTTAGGAAGTCGTTAACGGCATAACCGTTAGGCAACATACCCATTGATCTTAGTGCGTTTGTATCATTGTCCGCTGTACCAACACGAAGGTTAGATACCATCAGACGCTCTGCAACGAATTGCAGTTGTCTTGGGATAAGTAACTTCATGCCACGTAAAGCAACTTTTAAACCACGCTCGTCAACAAATCCTGCGATATTAATCAAAGCATCTTCAAGAGATGTTTCGTTTAAATCAGCAGCAGTTGCAGGTTCGTTGGCAAATGTACCTCCAGAAGTTAGAGGATGGTCAGTCGCACAAAGTGCAACACCATCACCACCCGCAGTAGCACCACCTGTGAACGCTGTGTTCAGTACAGATGCAGCTTTAACCTGCTTTGAGTGTGCCATCGAACGAGCCAACGCACGAGTATAACGTGAACCAAGACGATCATAAAGATTGTCTTCGATAGCTTCCTCAGTGATTGAGAATGCCAACGCTACTGTTTCGTGGTTGTAACGAGCAGTGTATGCTTCGTTAGCGTCGTCAAAGTTTACTGCGCCACCTTCTGATTTAGTCGGTGCCGCTCCGAAGCCGGATAACATAACCTCTTCTTCAAATGCTCGATCTGAAGATTCAGTAGTGTAGATCTCTGCATGTTGGTTTTCGTACCTTTCGTACTCCATACCAAACAAGGCGTTGAGACCTGGTTCCAACTCTTTCGCTAGTTGTGCGCGAGATATAGCCATAAGTCAGTCTCCTTATACGCCAGTCGTTGAAACAGTACCGCCTGCAATCGCGCCATTGGCGGAATTGAAGGAGTTGTTTAAACGAACAATTACAGGGATACCCGCCGCAGCATAGTCTGAATTTTCAGGATCATCTTGATAACCCATAATTCTCAGATTTAAGTTTGCGGTGGTTGCGATTGTGCTAACACCCAACTTTGCGGAAGAGATACCAGTCGAAGAAGATCCGGCTGCACCATCTGCAAAATTTGCGTTTGCGAACACATGTCCTCTAGCAGTTGCTTCGCTTGTTAGTGAAGCATCTGAACAGATGACGAATGTTTGCATTGGGTTGTCATACACGAAGGCTTTGACGGGATGATTAGTGTCCGCGCCAGAACCAGGCCAGTTGTTAGCGAATATAGTTTCACCAGTGGTGGACGAAACGTATTCACAGCCCCAGAAAACACCTACGAGACCTACAGTGCCACCCGCAGCCGCGCCAACTTTGTCAATAAAACCAGTTGATAGCGGGATAACAGGTGAGCCTTGAAAGATCGTGTTTGTATTTCCGGCTGCTATACGATACTCGGTCGCACCAGTGGTGTTAGCAGCCTGACCGACTACTCCAATCGGACGAAGTCCGAATGCACCGTTAGTGTTTGCCATAGTAGCAATCCTTTATGTTAGTCGGAGTCTCCATTGGATCCCCCGAAGGTTACACGACTTTGCCGATTATTAGTAATCGGCATTGAAGGATGTTGTTCCTTCATCAAGTCCTGATCCACAGCAGTCATTTGTTCGCGGGTTCGGCCCCCGTAGTACTCGTTTCTCTCATGCGCTGTCTCTTCAGGTATACGGCACAGCATCAGTCCGCCTTGTCCAATTACTCCTTGATATTTGCCATCGTCGATGACAGGAGCTTCATAGTGTGGATACTGGTCTGCACGGACGGGTTCCCATCCTTCACGTAGCTTGGCATGGACGTTCATCTTGTCCTCCTCCCCACGCATTGCAATTCGTATCCACCGATGCACGAAACCTGGTGGGGCTTCTGGTGCTTCAAGGTGACTGGGCGGTGCCCAAGGTTTTCTGCGAGATTCTGCTTCTCGTGTTTCGCTTTTACGCGGTGTTCTAGTATCAGCCATTTGTTACTCCTTCACATACTTGGCGTATTCTTCAAGAGGTACGCCTAGCTTTTTTGCAATCGCTACTTGTGAATGCGAAAGCTTGACCGACCTGCGCCCTGATTTTGCTGTACTGCGGGATGCTGAAGCAGCAGCAGCGGCGACCTGTGCTCCACCCGATTTCTTAGCCGTTTGAAACTTATGCGGGAACTCTTTCCGCATACGGCTATCAACCTCACTATAGTACTCTTCTGTGTTCGGGTCAAACCCCTCTTCTTCAGTAAGTTGACTATGAAGCGCGAAAGCCGCAGCTGTCATAATCTTATCGTCACCAAACCAAGTGTTTTTATCCTTCCACTGAATTGCACGGGGATCTGGTTGAGCCTGTTGTTGTACTGGTTGTTGTTGTACTGGCTGCTGTTGTACTGGTTGTTGTTGTTGAGCAACCTGTGCTTTAGCTTGTTGTTCTGCCCTGATCTTAGCAGTGTTGTAACGTTGCGTTTCTACTGCAATATTGGATAAAGCTTGTTGCGCTTCCACCATTTTGTCACTGTCGCCTGCATCATACGCTTCTTTGTAAGCCCTCTTTGCTGCCTCAGTCTGCGACTGTAATCTAGTGCCATACTCGGAGAGATACCCTGTATCCAAGGCTTGCACACGAGATTTTAACTTTTTATTTTCCTCAAGCAGTTCTTGGGAAACCCTAAGAGCTTCTCCTTTATCCCGTTCTTCTTGGCGGTACTTCTCTGTAAGTTTTTTTATACGAGACTGAACACCTTTACTGTAAGAATCTAACTCATCCCCTTGAGGTTTTTCTTCTGCTTCTGTAGTGACCTCAACCTTTTCTTCAGCTGCTGCTTCAACTGTTTCTTCTTCAGGTGTTTCTACAACTATTTCTTCTTCAACTGTTTCTGTTTCTTCTGCCATGACTTATCCCCTTATACTTGTTTAACATCATCAGGCTCAAGGATCGTAGCAATGACTTCATCATCATTGATTATACGAACCTCCCCACCATCAATCTTGAATCGAGAACCAGAGTAACGACCAATGCAAACCCATTGACCCTCCTTGCACCATGGCTCACACTCAGACCCAAACTTATCTGGATCTTTGTACGCCAAGGGTCCAACCTTCATCACGTATGCTACAGTCGTAGCTACGGACTCACGTTCTCTCACTTCATCAGGGATATATAAGCCACTCGCAGTTTTAGATTTGCCCTGATACGGCATAACTAAAACCCGCCAACCAGTTGGTTGCGGGAGTCTTTCGAGTAACGGTTTATCTAAGAGGGACGGGTCTAACACCCGTTCATTAGCGTCAACATATGCGCTATTCAAAGAATCTGGGGACTTAGCCCCTTCTTTTTCTTTGTTAACTTTCTGCGCAAGATGTTCAGGAAGATATAAAGTCTTCGACATCGTCTACGTTTTTCTCCAGCAGGGACTTGATTTCTTCTCGAGCAAAAGAGAGTCCCCGTATCTCTCCTACCGCCATTTTGTACTGTTCCCAGTCTTTAACAGCACCATTTCCAAGAGCAACAGATATATCGTTTTGTCGCTCTTCTAATTTTTTATACAAATATTTCGATAAGTCAACAACATCCATTACATAAACCAACCATAAATTTTTACCGTTTCTTCTTTACGGTGCTTTAAACCATTATACCCACCATTCACTCTTTTTGTGATAGTTTTTATAACCTCGTCGTTAACACCCTCATCACATATGTCCCAGAGTTTGTTTCTGTGGAAGAACCAAATAGCCGATTCCATAGGAAATTTAGTGGCAACTAAGTCAGGATCTTCCATTATTTCAGGCAAATCCATGTCCGCCGCAAACTGAGAATAGTTATTTTTGCCAGTGCATTGTAAAAATCCGCGTCCTCGCCACAGATATCCCTGCCCATCATTGCCCATCCTGTCACCGTACACACGATCAGCCAGAGCCTGCGGGTTACGAGCACAGCTTTCGGCATCACTCTCTGACTTAAAGTATTTGCCAAATACTCCCAGTATAGATTCTTTGCTATAGTTTAAGTTCTCTTGTGTATAACGAAACGTGCCGCTCTCGTGTACAAGCTGACCGAGAAAGTGCGCTCCACGCTCTGGATTTAAAGCGTAGTGGTCACAGATCTTCTTTGCAGTATTGGGACCAAACGCACCGTCAGGTGAAGATCCTATTTTTTCCTGTAATGTTTTTAATGCTTCACTCATTTACAACCTCTTTTGTTCCACAAACACGTTCATACACCATATCGTCTATGTAGGCTTCTGCCCATTTGTTTTCAGTAAAAGTACAGAATACCCAAAGATCATTTACATCATCATTCAA